AAACCGAATGTGTTGAATTAGATAAAATATTTGACGCCGATGATTACCTTTTTCTTGCGCCAATTGAAACCGTTGAAGTTGCGGGCGTTGTTAAAGCACGCCCACTTATTGATATTGAAACATTTATACGCGGCGCACATTATAAACATGAAACAATTGTTTCAATTAATCAATATGAATTGCGAACATCATTTGAGGAAAATATTATGCCACTTTTGCGTAAAAAATATTTTCGCACAAATGAAAATACAACTTCCAAACCTTCTGTTAATAACATGATTATGATGCGCTCATTTCTCACCGAATTATCTTCGGATCAACAACGCAATGTCGCGCAGCACTTTGTCGAAGATGATAAATTTCGCAGCGAGTTTTTCACGTTGTATTCATTCTTGCAATCACTCGGCGTTTTTGTTCAATATGATTATGCGAAAAAATATCGCGATGTTGCGCGGCGATTCAAGTGGGAACGCGAACCATCATTAAACACGCCGATCGCGTATGGCGATGGAGCGGCAATACATTTGTTTAACGGCGAGGAATGGATTTCTTTAGGACGAAGTGCGTTAAATATGCATATTGAATTTAACGAAAATAATATTCTTGTTGGAATTTATAAGCAATTTCCATACAATATTAAATTTCAATTACGCGAACCAATACAAAAAATACGACATACAATGCATCGCGCATCTGGGCAAAAAACGGATGCGCGTCTTGTTGAGCGCGGAAGCGTTTGTATAACACGTTCTCGCTCTACTGTTGAACACGACGCACAACGTTTAGGATTATATATGCGCGATATACGCGCGGCAAAAACAACAGCGGGACTTTGCGATTTAATTCAAAGCGAACTTTTACGCAAGGAGATATCCGCAAGGGCTATAAAACACGGCATTGAATCATTAGATAAATATATATATGGGTGGTGGAATGCTGTTCCATCACCAATTTAAAAATTGAATTACCATAAAATATACCATAATACGCATTACATTATGGCCGAACCAACGGTTGAAAAGTCACTGTCATGGAGCGACATGTGCGACGAAGAAAAAATTATTCACGCGGTAGTTAAAGCCGCAAGTGTCCCACAGGCACAATCGTTTGATATTGACTCATTTGTTCCGGAACAAAGTGAAATTTGTCAAATTCTTGACAAATGTGGTATGATTAAACATACTCGCAAACCGCCAGAGGAATACGCGCAGGGTGATGACGTACAGCGAGCCATTTATGAAGTATATGCAATTAATCCGCTTGGTGTAAGATGCGCAGGAGGCCATACCAGAGAAAACATTTGTTTCAGGCAGATTTCGCGTTGCAATTACGCCAAGCTTATTGCGATTATTTACAAAATCTTGAAATCCGCGATGGGTCCTAACGCGGTAGAAGGTGTAGAACTCATGACTGAGGCGAATATTTCGCGGATTGACATTAAGAAATTTATGTTTATTTACGGCGAGCTATTCATCACATTTGGATCGCATTGGTTTGGCCTTTACCCACTTTATTTGAACGCTAAATTACATGTTGAACTTTTCAATCACGCTTGTTCATCAAAGTGTCCTATTGCATTAACAACTTATCATGGAACTGACGCGAATTTAAAACAGCTCATTATTGATCACAAATGCGCTTATTATCATGATATTAACTACTGCGGAGCAAACCCGGTATATCAGTCGCAAGCTGGATTTCGTGGTCGTGGACGTGGTCGCGGGCGTGGTCGCGAGTATGAATCGCGTCGCCGTGATGATGTGGCACCACAGCGTCGCGAAAGATTGTCAGTGACTCGCGGACATATTGATGATGTTTGTCATGAAATTGATATCTCCGATGCAATGAGCCAGGGTCAAGCAATGCATAAAGAATTAACAAAGGAGTGCGTGAAAGCCGCAGATAGTAAGAAATGAATGATACATGACACATGATGCCATTTAACTTTTTTTTGAAATATGGGAATAGGAATATACAAGTATGTATCTTGTGCGAAAATATGACGTTTCCATTGAGATCGAGAACTGCATTGAATTTGCCATAAATTTAGAATATAATATGCTTATGCATTTACGCGATAGTTATAACGGCATTTGCTATGGAGGACAACTTATTTTACACGTAATTAGCGTAAATCGCTATGGTAAAATCGTTGTTAATCATCCAACAATGCCAACAACTGGTATTATTTCTGTAACCTTTACAGCACTTGTTGTTGATTTTAAATCGGGTGATATTATGGCATGTATTTATGTCAATACACTTAAAGATCACGGGCGTATTGTTATGCATGCAAAACATGCTGCAGCAATGGTAGTATCATCACATGGTGATGAAAATGAATTAGCGTTATTGCGAGCAAAAAGCATGACTATGATAACTGTTAATGCATCACTCGCAAATCCAGGCGCGCAAAATATTGCAATTAACGCGAGTTTATATCATCCGGAACCAATATCATATTATTATCCCATAATGAGCGAAACAATCGCCGAATTAAGAAATTCTCGCGAATATACAGCACAATTATACGCGCCATTATCTATAGTTTTGCGCGAATTCACACATGCTATTAAGGATCCGTCACAAATTGAATATTCTAAATTATCGGCTATTGAAGGTATGACGGTAAAACAAGCGTTTGATGACGCGCGAACATATTTTGCAAAAGTAAGTAGCGAATATACTGGAAAACAAGAAATATTAAAAACAACTATTGTGCCAACAATGTTTAGACCGTTTCGCGAAAAACCAACGCTTCCGGATGGAATACAACATCACGATATTGATACGCTTCATGATATTCCGCGCGATACTACAGCATTTGTCGTATGCGGCGAATATAATCCATTGGATTGCAAAATCGGAACAACAAATATCCCACTTGGGCAAATTCCCGAAACTTGGAAACGCGGAGCACTCGCTCAACCCGCGGGTTGCGCATTTGCCAAAATAATTGAGCATTATTTAAATATTATTGCGAGTGCGTTAATTCTTATGCATGAATTATCAGATGCAACAATATTGACCGCAAGTTCGCCGCTCATTCAATTATGGAATGTACGCGGAACATCTAAATAATATAATGTCGGCGAGTATTTTTTATTTTAAGCTTATGAGTATTTTTTATAGAGAACATAAAATATATCGCAAATGAGTTATCAAGATAATTTGGATAATTTAATGTTAGATGCAATAAGGCGTGGCATATTATTTGTGCGTGGTATTGGAATACAAAATGAACCAAAAAACGAAATAAATTTATCAGTTTTGAAAAAACGAATTTGTCATGATGTCGGTCGTCTGACTCGCGAGAAGAAAATACAAGTACTTCTCGCTGTTGTGCGCGTTGCCGGGTTAGAAGCGATCGGAGTATATAACAATGGTTGTATGGTTGATATAACAAAATGGTCCGCACCAATGACAAAAAATATCGCAGAAATAATACAATTTGCATCAAAATAAAATAATAGATAATATAGAAACACTCATAAAATGGCGGAGGTAACAGATAATGATATGAATGATCTATTTAGCGATTCTTCATATAGGGAATACAATAGATTACTACACGGAAGCTATATTGCGGCTCTTATGGAAAGAACAATGCAAAATATGCATAATACTGGTGTTGATGGTGGCGATTCTGCCAGTAAATCGGCATCAACATTAACAGATGAATTAAAAAGAGTATTCCAAGAATCGCAAGCTGAACTTGAATGGACTCCATTAATTGAAGAAGAGCATGTTGTCGAACAAGAAGAAGCACAACCAACGCCATCCGCGAGTAAAAAGAAATCAAAAAAGACCGGCGGTTTGAAAAAACCAACACCGCATCTTGATGATTTTGGAACAGCTCCGCGCGATTTGCCTACATCAGATGATTTCGGAATAAGTAAAAATGACACATCAACACGCGATGCGCGTATACTTTATAGCGATTTTGGAACAACGTCATCATTAGTAAAAGAATCAATTATTGAAGATGATTTTGGCGATAATGATCACATGATTCTTATTGATTAAAGGATGTTCATCAATATATACAGTTTATTGAAAAATGGCAGCAGATGCGAATTCGCAAGCACCGTACAAACTCAGTGAAGCATATGAATTTTTACCAACAATTGAGGAAGTTGTCCGAGAATGTAATGCAGCGTGGAATGAAGCACAAGTTTTCTTAAAAGAAGGAGTGCGAAATGATGTGCATATTTATGAACAACTTGTTGATATGCATTCTGATTTAAATAAAACGTATCCGGTTATTCTCGCCGCAATGTCGGTTGGCGATTATTCAGAAAAGGCCGTGCGAAAATTCTTCAAATATGTACAAAATCATCCCATTCATAATGAAAGCGAATATATTGATGTTCAATCAGCATATAGTGCTATTCTTTTGCGAGAAACGCATAAACACGCAAACACTCGCGATATTACCGAAACACGCGAACACGTCCGTCAAGAACTTGAATCAAATAAAAAGAAGCTTAAAGAAATTATGGATAGTTCTACCGAGTATGCAAAAGAACTTAATGTAATTCGCGCTCGTTCTCGCGCGGCGGAATTGCGCGAGCGATTGCCACATGATGCCGCAATTATTCTTAACGGTGAAACAAGACCGATTCAAGTTAAATTTGATGATTAAAAAACAATTGCGATGTATTTATGCACTGCGCGCAGTTTGTTTCGTTATTTTTTGATAGTCGCAATTATTTTCCACGAATCCATGGATTCATATCAATTTCGGCAATATAATCCAGCGGTTTTTCATCAAGAACTCCAGCATCAAATAATCGCGATTGTGTATAAGACCACATTGCATGTGGCGAAATTCTATAATCCATTACAATTAGTATAATACCGCGTTTTTTACATTGTTCTTTTTTGTACGCATCTCGCGCAATTCTTCGCAAATATTTATCATAATCTTCACCAGGAATTGGTTTTATATGTCCCGGTCCTTGAACTTCAACGGCGACTTTAAGTTCGTCATTATATCCATCTAATTCAAGTGGCGCGTTTGAAATAGGATCGCGCAACCAATCTGGATGAGTTGTTTTGAATTTCCTTTGTGTTATTTTTTCAACAATTTCAATGACGCGATCCTCAAGTTTAGAGCGATCACCCCCGATGTGTGTAAATTGCGAATAAGTGTATTCGTGCGTAATTACAGCATATAAAACGATGACAATAAGAATTAACAATATAAACTTACGCCACATTTATATAATAGATAATCAAAATCGCGCAATCGCACAATCATACAATCGTGATGGCGGATGACATTTATATTTTCTTTGAAGCAAAAAATGTTAAACATCTTAGCGACTTATGTGCAAAAATAGGATTCAAACCGCGATGCGGATTATTGCGATATATGCAAGAATTCATTAGTGAAACATATGAATCCGACATGCCGAATTTTTGGAACATTGCCAACACGGATGCGATTCTACGCAAAATGAACGAAAAGTTTATGAAATATCTTAAATTCGCACTTGTAAGAGAACAACGTCGTAATACATCATTACACAAGTCGGTTGCAATGGATATCGCCAATACTCTAAATCCATTTGGATTTGCAACGCGTGTGGATGAACAATACGATTTTGGACATTATACGCAACCAATGACAAAAAATGTATACCGCGATCCAAAATCTCCCAGCGAACAACTATACGCGCGAACTGAGCGTGATCAAGTGGGTTTAATGCATTTAATGGCGCGTGATGATGAAGCATCGGATCCGCATTTTGATCAGACAGAAGAAATAAAATATCCATTTGCGACAAGACAACGTATAAATGAAGCACGACGTATGACTGATCGCCATCTCGCAAATATTAGTGCGCCAGTTGATGACGCGGAACCAATACCGTATCATTTATTAGTACTTGATTCGCAAATGTCTGTACTTAATGGTGGTAAGCGCACAGTTCCGCTTGGTATGGGTTCGGATATACAACGTGGCGAAATTGTTTCATTAACTGGTCGCGAACGCAATACTGTACAATCAATGCGCGGACGCGTGACGCTTGCGGATGAGCGCAAACTCGCAAATGATATATTTGCGAGTGATTCCAAGGGTTATTTACTTACAAGCAGAATGTAAAAATGTACATATTACCTTTTTTACGCGCCAAAAATACACAAAAATTTGAAGCAATATATGTATTAATATACAACTATATAGATGGATGGAATAATAGCCAAGATTAACGGCGAACTTCGCGATGACAGTCACAAAACTTGCGAATTAGAAGTGCGATTGGGCAAAATAAATGTTTCGTCATATCGCGATTCTCTTGAAAAACTTATGGAAGGCATGGATATTAAAACCGCAGATATTATAACAAAAGAACAATCAATGAGTATCATTAGTATTGATCGCGCTCGCCGTAATACATTACTTTATATGCGTAAAACGTATGGTCCAAAACCAATTGTGCAAATTATGCACAAAGTGAAAATCGCGACTTATGATGGAATATTACCTGATAGTGCTATACCCTGTCAATTCAAAGTTGCGCTTTCGCGCGAATTACTTATAGAAAACGCACCAGAAGCCGCAACGACTGATAAAGTAAGATATCGCATTCGCACAAGTCGTATGATAAAAATTGGCGATCATTTATGGACACTTGATTTAACATTAATTCGCCAAGCGAATTATGGCGATATTATTAAGCGTCCAGAAATTAAGAATGATTTCTTCAAGAATGAAGATGCAACAAATGCTGATGATTACCCTATACATTATGAAGTTGAATTAGAGTTAGTACAACAAGGAGGAACGCCAATAACAAAAGAAAATATATTTGATGCAGCGCGTTTTGCTTGCAAAATTGGTTATCCTCGCGGAATTATTGTTGGAGTTTCGCATAATGCGCGCGAACTCTTACTAAATTATGTTGCACATCTTATGAAACGCGTAAGACCCGCTGGTAGAAACGATGGGCGTGCGCTATCGCTTTCGTCAATTCTTAATAATGCGCGCAGTATGACAAAGCATGTTTATCTCGATGAATCAGTTTATCCTTTGGATGATTATGCGATAACTGATAAAGCGGATGGAGTTAGAGGTATCGCGATTATCTCGCGCGAAAATAATGAAATTTGCGTTATAACCGAAGAAAAATTATATTGCAAGGAAAGTGTAATAACACATTTTACAGATGATACTAAAATTGGCGAGATTTATGACGGCGAAGTTATTGTGGCGGATAATGGTCATGATATTTCGTTCTACGCATTTGATTGTATTATGACGGATGGCGAACTTATAACAAATCAACCATTTGAACAGCGAATTATGGATATTCGCGAAATAACTGATAAAAATGATAGCGGCATCATGCGAATAATTGCAAAAAAATTCTCGCAAGTTGGGGATGATGATGATATTGAAAAGGCAATACGTGCAGTTGTAGATGCGCCGCGTCCGTATAAAATAGACGGATTGATTTTTACCCAACTTGGAGAACCATACGCGAAAACACTCAATTGGAAATGGAAAAGTTATGAGGATACAACTATTGATTTCCTTTGCATGGAATGTCCCGAACGTTTATACGGCAGTGGACAATTTACATTGCCGCATGAAGCGTCACAAAGTGACGCAGGAAGTGCTCGCCGTAGCGATTTTCGTATTTATATTTTGTATTGCACTTGCGATGTTGCTCAACGTGCATCACTTTGTATTACACCACTTCCAGTACATAATGAAATCATTGCGCCTGAAATGCGCAATAATCTTATTCATTTTGTTTGTCCATTTGAACCATTTGCATATGTTCAAATAATGCGCGCCGAAGATATGAAGAATTTTGATGGTGATATTCATGGCAAAGTATTTGAGATGCGCTGGCGCAAAACTGAAGATCGCATACAACATGATTCGTGGCGCAAATGGGACATTAATCGCATTCGTTCTGATAAAACCGTTGGCAATAATATTGCAATCGCGACTGATGTATTTGCAAATTATATTGATCCGTTTGAAATGGAACAACTTTGGCATCCATCTGGCGGATATTTTGAAGAAGATACGAAGGGAGGATTAGTTGCATCAAATAAGTATCGGCGTTTCATTCTTACTACAATTTTGTATCACAATTTATCGCAATTTAAGAATGGGTCGCGAATTTTAGAACTTGGTGGAGGACGTGCTCAAGATTATGTGAGATACGCTGTTAGTGGTGCAAGATTGGTTGTTAATTATGATAATGATTCAATGGCACTTGCGACCAGTGTTAAACGTGTTGAAAAAAATAGCAAAATAATCGGTACATCCGCAGCCATGACATGGCTAAAGAAAATTGTGGGCCCTTCAATTGAATCGCGCAATGGTATGCGCGATTCGCAAACATGTTCAGCTCCAGCATATGTTGCGCGAGTTGCCAATTTGCGCGAATTAAATCCAGATGCTTTTCGCAATGACTTATTGGCGATTGGCGCGAGTTTGCGCTCATTTAACGCCGTTATATCGACATTTGCGTTTCATTACTTTTGCGTTAATGCGAGTGTTGTTCGCAATATATTTAAACTTATTGACATTGCGCTTAGTGATAATGGTATTATTATGATAACTACGATGAACGGCGAATTTGTATATAAATTGTTACGCGAGAATGGTGGCGTTTGGCGCGTTGATAGTGGCGATGATAGAGGTGATAAATATAAGATTACAGCGGCGTATCCGCGTAATGACCCGCTGCGTGAATTTGGGCAAATGATTAAAGTTTCGGTTCCATTTTCAAATCAATTGTATGATGAACCACTTTGCAATTTTGGGGCCGTTGCAACGATTGCTGGCGAGTTTGGTTTTGTTCGCGCGGAAATTCCAGTTAATTATGGCGCGAACGAATTCATGACGTTATTGCGCAAAACGGATAGTGGATTAGCAGACGCTATTGCGCCGGATGATATAAAATATTCATCATTATTTGAAACGGTTATATTCAGACGCAAAACAAAATCGCGCGCCGCGCGCACTTAATTACCATCGCCAGCGTCAGCATTCCGCAATGTTGCAATATTTATATTTTTTGTCAAAAAATATAAACTTATTCGCCGTCTTTAAACAAGAATGTTTGTAAAACGCGCATATGTTTTGCAGGCTTGCGCGCAACAATAGCGATATTTACGCGTTTTGTATCTAATACAATAAACTCATTATTTAATCCCATTGTGTGAAGAGTTTGCGCAACAAGTCCTGGGCGATATTGTTGCGCCGGAATATATTGAGTAAATAGCGGATATACGCGCGCGTGTGTGGTCATTATGTATAATTAAATATTTTTATTTCATTTTTTTAACAAAATATTTTGCGAGATGTTTGCTAATTTTGTGACGTGTGTTTGCCGGCGTGTATTCAAAATGTTTTTATTTTGAATTTAGTTTTATACCATTATAGACATACCATAAAATTAAATGCGCAAATCAACCAAAGATACAGTGCGTGTGCAAAATTGGCAAACTGATATTCCTGGGCAATTTAGTCCAGATAGAAAACTTTACAGATTTCCAGAAATTCGCGGGCGTACCCGAACCGGAAAAGATACATTTTGGACATTAATGATTTCATTACATAGATCACGCGATGCCGTAGATGGCGCGAACGCTCTCGTAATTTCAGAAGATATTGCGACAAACGAAAATAAAGTTGGCGGATATGTTGCGCGTATTTTAGTTCATCATATGATGGGCGAAACAAAAGTTGCAAAAACTCCAACTCTTATTGAACAAGGCAAAAACATTGGACGCTCAAACGAAACTAACGTATTTTGCCAAGCGTTGCGAGATGCATATGGTTTATATAATAAATATATGCGCAAGCAAGGAATAGCGACTGATGAGATCGCGGGCGAGAATAATATTACGCCAATGGTGACGCCAATACTTTTCCCAATGCTTGCGTTATGTTATAAAGATGTTTATAGTGAAAGTGATAATCCATCTCCACTTTTCATACAGCGCAAATATAATGGAGTACGTGCGGTTGCAACAACAGATTTGGATAAAATGCCAATTATTTATAGTCGTAAAGGATTAATGTATGATGGATTTTTAAAACTTAAGCGCGAAATCGCAAAAATATGTTGCGCGTGGAATGATGGAACTATCATAAACGCAACATCAAACGCATCATTTCATGTTGGCGGTAGGTTGTATTTGGATGGTGAAATTTATCGCCATGGCGTTCCATTGCAAGTAATATCGGGTATTGTACGGCGAGTAACGAAAGGAGCGGCTATTGTATTTGATGGGGAAAGTGGAGAACATCTTGATACGGATACACTCACGCAAGATGATATGCATTATCTTGTTTATGATTGCTTTATTGTTAATAAAGGCATGACAACAAGCAACAATTTATTATTTAGCGATAGACTTGCAATAATTAGTATGATTAAGCAATGGTACGTACCCACGCAGGATGTTGTTATTAATTTCGCCGAAACTTTTGGATATTTATCGGATGAAAAACATCGTGCAATTGAACACGCGTATGAACTTTATAAGCGATTTCTTACGGAATCATACGAAGGCGCAATCGTGCGTTTGAATACACAATATGAACACTCAGTTAATGATCGCCATTCGCGTAGCCTACTCAAAATGAAACCGGTGCACGATGATGAATTTGAGATTATTGGTTTTACAATTGGGCAAAAAGGACGTACATCCGGGGCGCTCTTATTTATTTGTCAAACAAAAAATGGCGTACAATTCAACGTTACGCCAACCGGTACAATTACTGCGCGAATTGCACTCGCGCGCGAATTCGCGCGAATTGATGACAATGGCGCGACTGTATTTGAAAATAAATGGAAAGGTAAGCCGCTAACTGTCAGTTTTGATGAATTATCGCAAACCGGTGTTCCGCAACGCGCGAGAACGGATGGTATTATACGCACGTACGAGTGATAATATTATGTACACGCATAATCGAGAAATTTCGCAATGTATTCATGACACATTTTTGTTTTTTATCATTGCTGCAAAATTATACTCGCATCTTGCGCAATGTGATATTACATCATGACGTTTATTTTTATGTGTATAATTCGCACGCAAGCTCTTTAAAATACAGTCTTTTAAAATAAAATTTGAAAGATATATTCGGTCTAATAAGACACAGATGGAATATAGGAAAACAAAGACTAAAATTAGCGAGGATGCGTATCGCATAAGCTGTGTATTAGCCATTTATACCGGAACTATTAAAGCAATTCAATATTCACCTGCATCAGATGCGACAACCCGTAGTGAAAGTCGGTGTATTGTAAATTCAAGCAATACATTTGAGCTAGGCAAGCCGAAAGCTGGAGGTGTTTTTGATAATCACCTTGGAACGATGGATAGTAATTATGTATGTGCCACATGCTCTTTAAATAAAGATAAATGCCAAGGACATCCTGGACAAATAATATTAAATTGCAAATGTATGAATCCAATTATGGTTTCCGATATAACTAAATGGCTCAAAATTATATGTTTTAATTGCGGCAATTGTATTGCCAAAGAAGATGAATTAATTGCGATGCGCGCAATGCGACCAAAAGTTCGCATTGATTATTTATCAAAAAGAGTTACATCAAAAGTGTCGCGACAATGTGGATATTGTAAGCAACTTCATCCTGCAATAAGCCGATCGGAAACAGCTCGATATACATTTATTGTTAAAAAATTAGCAACTGATGGAAGCTTGTCGGATATTCCATTATACGCGCATAATATTGATGAAATTTTTAGTAAAATTCGCCCATCCACAGTAGAAATGTTAGGACGTCATATAATTGCTCATCCAAGTTCATACATATGGTCTGTACTTTACGTACCTCCGGTAACTATCCGCCCCGATACAAAAAAATCGGGAAGTCGCGGAAGTGGCAGCGACTCAATAACAACATTTCTTAAAGAAATTGTTAATACAGTAAAGCGAGATATTAAGCAGACGTTACCCGCGGAAATTGACTCAAAATACGCCGCAACGCTTAACGCTCTCAATGATCAAATAGGAAATATGCTAAATGGTGGAAACGAACGCAATAAATCAATAGCGATGCGAATCAAAGGAAAACATGGGCGATTTCGCGAGAATGTTCTTGGTAAGCGTGCGGATGGTATGGCACGAAGCACAATTTACGGTTCGCCGCGCTTACACCCAACACAAATTACCATTCCACTTTTTGTAGCACAAACGTTGCGAGTTTCTGAAACAATTAATGATTTTAATCGCGCGAGGTTGATGCCATTTATTGCAAACGGAGAACGTCGCTATCCCGGATGTTCACGAATTGAAAAACGCAGCGGAATCGTATTTAAACCTAATTCGCCAAATTTGCGAATTGAAAATGGCGATGTTATTGTGCGTGATTTAGTTACTGGCGATATCGTTGCGTTTAATAGACAACCATCATTAACGCAAACGAGTATAACTTCAATGTCTATTGTTGTTGATGAAACATCTCTCGCCATTAGTATGAACCCGCTGACTTGCGTTTTGTTTAATGCCGATTTCGATGGCGATCAAATGAATGTTATCAATTACGCCACTGAAACATCAATTAATGAACAAATAATGCTTTCGGGTGTTGATTCGCATTTGGTTTCTTGCGAGAAGGGAAGTGTTTTAATTGGACAAATGGGCGATTCTATAATGGGCTTGGCAAAAATGACGCAAAGTGGTGTTAAGCTTGATAAATTTCACGCATGTTTAACCTTTGCAACAACAAAAGTTATGCCAAATTTTGCCCATATCAATACACATATAACCGGAAGACAAGTAATTTCATCAATTTTGTTGCCGATTAATTATACTGGTAAAAGCGCATATTATGATCCTGATTCCGCATGGATGAAATGGCTACAACCATCCCCGGATGACGCAAAAATTCAAATCATTGGCGGTAATTTAATAACGGGTTGCATGGATAAAGCGTGTCTTGGCGCAGGATTCTCAAGTATTTATCAATCAATGGTACATGAATTTGGCGCAGCTCGCACACTTGAATGCATTTTTAACATGCAACAAGTCGGGATTAATTTCCTTTCTCAACTCGGATTCACGATTGGTATTTCCGATTTTGTTATTCCGTCCGATGATATGGAGCGAGTTTTAGATGTTTCGCGCAATATTGAAATTCGCTCAAAACAAATTGTTGCGCAGTTGGATCGCGGCGAAATCATTCCGCCAATTGATATGACGATTGCACAATTTTACGAAGAATTACAACTTTCTGCGCAGCGCGTTGAAGATGATTATAACGAATTTGTTATTCGCAATATAAAGCATCCTCGCCGTAATGGAGCGTTTGAAATGATGGCATCCGGATGCAAAGGAAATTTTAAATTCACAATTAATATGATTGCTGCGGTTGGAACAATTATTATTAATAAAGAGCGAGTTCCATTAACTTTTGGATATCGTCGTTCTCTTCCATATTTTCAGCGTTTTGATGAATCACCGCGATCACGCGGATTTGTTGAAACGGGATTTATGCAAGGTCTTTCGTTGGCTGGATGCATTTACAATATGATGATGTCGCGCGTTGATATTATCCAGCGCGCGCTTATGACATCAGTCACAGGTGATTTAAATCGCAAGGCAATCAAGAGTTTTGAGAGTATTCTTATTGATAACTTACGAATGACAGTTAAAGATCGCGATATCGTATCATTTGCGTATGGTGGAGATTATTTTGACCCGCGTAAATTGGAAATCGCAACATACGGTCCTGCATTAATTTCTAATGCCGATTTTGAAACGAAGTATCACTATGTTGCGCAAAATTCCGAAAATGCGTCCTTCTTTGATGGAGAATTTGCAACACTTCAAGCGGAACGCGAACAATATAGAAATGCGTTTAAGTCTCTTGAATTAACCAGTCTTAATGATAAGATTAGCGCAAAAATTCAAATACCGTTTAATATTTCGCGTATTATTGAACGCATGATTCTTGCTCTAAATCATGATGCATCGGACGAAAATATTGACGATACATTAATGCATCATTCTATATCTATAATTCGCGGATCCGCGCCTGTATCAGACACTACGAATGTTGATAACGAAACAACATTACGCACAATCGCTGAGCACGTTGCGCGATTTTGCGATGACGCCCCGTATTTATTTGTTAATGATATTCAGCGGAAATCGCGAGGTTGGCTACCTGAATTTACAATCAGCGCGGCTACACTTGTTCGTACTTATGTTCGCAGCGAATTATGTTCAGCGCAAGTTGTTGCGATGCGCAAAAAATATTCATCAATAACAACCGATTCCACTTTTGTTGACGCGGTTCTTGAAGCCGTTGCGATAACTATTAAACAAGCGATGATAGATCCGGGAACCGCAGTTGGTATTATTGCAGCGCAGTCATTTAGTGAGCCATTTACGCAAAGTATGCTTGATTCATACAAACTTTCCGCGCTTGGCGTAAGCAGTCGCGCAAAAATGAGTAAATGCCAAGAGATTATGAGTGCGTTTAGTATTGATAAATTATCAAATCCAATAATGACTATTCAACTTGTTCCAGAATATTCCACACGCGAACGCGCAATGGAAATCGCGCAACATATTGAAATGCTACAATTTTCACAACTCATTGCGACGCGGAACATTTTCTACGAAAAATTCGCAATGCCGGTTCATCCGCAGTTTATGCATGAGCGTGCGTTGATTGAACAATTTATCAAGGATAATCCATTACTTACACCACCTTCAGATTTATCTAATTGGTGTATTCGCCTTGAGATTAGTAAAACAGCACTTGTTCAAAAGAATATCGGCATTCAAACGATTATTGCGAAAATGCGCAATAAATATAGCGATTTGTATTTCGTTTATACGAATGAGAGAGCAAAACATGTTATTATTCGCATTTATATTCGCACATCCGGATTGGAGAAATTTAGTATTGTCGGAGATGCAGATTTGCTTGCGCAACACCGCAAGACAACAAAAAAATCACGCGCGCGCGAAGAACGCATTATTGATGTATTCAATACAATTGCGAATACAACTATTCGCGGAATTGATGGAATTCGCCGCACAAAAGTTGATAAATTAATACGCACTCTCATAAATGATGCTGGCGCGATTGTTAATGATACGAATACATACGGAATTTACACAAATGGAACAAATCTTGCGCGAGTTGCAAATGTACACGGAGTCATGCCGCAAATGTTGCAAACAGATGCTGTGCAAGAAGTCGCGAATATTTTGGGTATCGAGGCAGCGCATCATCGCATTATGACAGAAATGCGCGGATTAGTTGGTTCTTGCAATGTGCGGCATTATATGATTTATGCTGATGAAATGACACGCACTGGAACTGTTACTTCTATTGAGCGTAGTGGTTTATCTATGCGCGAAATGAATAATATTGCATTGCGCGCGGGTCAAGCTGCGCCGGTACAAGTATTAACTGAAGCGGCTATTAATGCACGCAAGGATACGCTATCAGGATTATCCGGTCAAATCACAAACGGTTCAGTTCCGCGAGTTGGAACTCTTTATAATTCTGTTGTTATTGACCCAGAAGTTATCAAAAAATATAAGAAAACTGCAGTGCAAGCGTTGAGTGAATTGTAAAAAAAATAAGATGATAATTATAATTGTTTTAATTTTTTTATCTAAGCGAGAATTTCTTCATTGTCATCATCCTCATCATTATCATCATCATCATCAACAACTGTTCCCTCAATTTCATCGGCAATGCGTGGTTTAGTATTAACAATTGATTTTTTTGTGAATGTTTGCGCTGGTGCTGGTGCTGGTGCTGGTGCGACTGCGATTTCATCATCGGCCTCAATGATGTTATCAAATTGGCCAGTGCGCTCGACATATATTTTGTAAATGCTTAACCCGAAACTGAAACCATCGGTATTGTATGACGCTCCGTCAATTCTAAACTCAACGCGGCGAATTGTATGTTCGCTGTTGAGGAGCTCACCACAATTATCCGCGTTAATTGTCTTGCCGTTTTTGTCAACGCATTGATCAAATTCTTCTTTTCCTTTTGCGTTTGTTCTGCGCGTCGTCCAATCATAAACGGTTGAGCGGGGCTGATTTGATAATTGTCCAAAATTCTCTGGAAAATTATCAAAGCGAATTTTAAAATCTACAATTGGCGTAGCGCGTGGCTTTCCAATCTTTTCCGGATCTGGACATTTCGCAGTATAAACACGCTTAATATGACAAGAAATAGTGGGTGTGTTCATCTGCGGATTACGCCAAAGCGATAGAATTTCGGGACGACCGACTTCGCGAAGGAATTCAGATTCAAGAAGTTCCATACAGCGTTTTTCATCTGCGGGGAGCGATGCAAGTGGAAGTTTTAGTGATGCTTTTGTGCTATTGTTCTGTTTTTTATCACCTTTATCACTTCCAAACACTGATGCGCAACCGTTAATATGTAAATCTAATGGTTCACGGCGTCCTGCAAGAATATGACTAATACGAGTATCACCTTTAACCGAGTATATCATGCACTTTGTTTCAATGAAAGTTGAACCACTATACATTTTTTTTCCTTTTTGTGGCGGAGTCAGTGTTAGCGTATGTTGTTGTGGGTCGCGTGATGCGCCAACTGCTGCACTTTGAATGATTGATTTGACGGTTGCTAAGGTAGACATTTTCGTGATCAAGTTGTTGCGTTGATGAGCAATGAAAGTTATATTGATTAGACAATGCTTTTAATGATAGTTTATCGCGTATTCAATTTTTTTACTATAAAAAATAATACCACCATCTTATTTTGAGGCGGAATACGTTAGGGGAATGTTATCAGAACCACATCCATCCCAATAATAGTTATTAAATTGTTCGCAAGTCATCATATGCGTGCGACAACAACGTTTCTTAACATTTAATTCATCAAGAATATAACCGATTGGTGCATCTGGCGCAATTTTACCTTGCTTAACCGCGAGTTTATGTTCTTTACACATTTGCGTAAATGCACCGTATAATTGACCAATCGGATAACCGCATAAACACCGAACGTAAATATACATTTTACGCAAGTACTTGCTATATATTAAAAAATATGCTTTCATTCAATTTTCATTATAATTCTTATTGCATCATTGATTGAATCTTCGCGCGAAGTTCTGGACTGATATGATCCTGCGGAACACTTTTAAGCGCGAGTAATGCAAGTTCATTTTGGGTTTTTGCGGATGCGTCAACATCGCCATATAAACGCTTATGATGAAGCGCAAGTGCAAGATCAACATTATAAATAATATCGCTATCAGTAGTGCGTCTCGGTTGATTTTCAATTGGATACTTTTGCGACATCATTTCGCTCGTCATTGGAATCCAAAGGAACATAGTTGAATTAATGAACGTGCGAATTTCGTCCGCAAGGGCATCGTTTTGTAAAAGTGCAACGCGTTTTTTGTTTGTTAGCGGCATCGTACGCTCAATTTCATCAAGTGTATTTGAATGAAGTGTATTACCAATGATGTTGAAAATCTCGCGTAGTTGTTTGATATCTGGTCTTTCCCTGATGCCGATAACAAGGGGCTCGATAACATACGCAAGTTCATCATGCGCGAGTTTGAAATGAGGATGCGCGCGATAATATGTGATAAGTTCTTCGGGAAGAACATTATCAATTTCGCCAATCGCGTTGGTTTTGATGAATTCATTGTATGCACTATAAATTTTATCCGGACTTGATACAATATTTTGTAATGTTGGCGTGAGTTGGACGCGAACATTATCAATTTGTTCAATTAGTTCGCCATCCGCGATATGATTATAAATACCACAAGGTACATGACTTGCTGCTTCCGCAAGGCGTTCATCAATCCATTTTCTGAATTCAGGAATTGGTTCGGCAATATTAAACTTATGATAGCGATTCCACCACTCCTCGATACATTCATCACTAATAAGATAATTACCGCCTTCATCGAGGCGATGAGATTCGAAGATAATATAAAAATCAACGAGGCGGAAATGGATAAGCGGTAAAATGCAAGAAAAGAATACGCGCGGATACGCGTCGTACATAAAGCGAGAAAATGAAATTAGATAAGAAAGATGTGGTGTAATTGCATTCTTCTCATGAAGATGGATCGCGAGTTCATTTTCCACGGCAATCGCGATTTTGAATCGTAACGCATCGGCATGTTTAGTTACTAAATTATAACCACCAGTGCGTGTTGGTTTATCATTTGATGCTGCATTTGTGCGTAACTTGCGTTTTGGGGTCGCAGCAGGCGCATCCATCTCGGAACGCATATGTCCGTCGAGTTTCCAAACTGCGAGATTCGCACGAAAACCAACTTTAAATCCTTTATCGAGTGTCGCGGATGCGTAAATTGTACCTGATGGTGCAACAAGTTCCACTTTTTCCGCAGAAGTTGATTTCTTTACTTTAATTTGTTGGCGCGGAAAACGCATATCCGTAATATCATCACTTTCCCAATCTTTGCTCGATCGCATTGCTTTTGGAATAATGAGCGCTTGAAGAGTGCTGCATGCACGCTCAATATCTGCGATTTCGGAACTGTGTGAAAGTTCGTAAATTTGTTTAACATAAGCGTCATTCGGGATAAGTAAAGTAATACCCATACTATTTGGGCGAGTTGAAAGATTGCGCATAAGCTGACAAAAATCAAACAGCTCAGCAACCGCGGGATAATTCGCGCGTAGATAACTTTCAATATTCGTAACAACTGTTCGTTCTCCTTTCTTGGATGACATCGTTCTATGAAGAACTTGTGGTATATATGTTAGAGAAAAAAATTAATATGTTGAATAAACTTTATTATTTTAAATGAAGCTTCGTTCGTGAATCAGATTTCAATATTATGAAATACTTTATTGAATAAAATAAATTATCTGAACTATTGTATAGTTTATAACGCTTAAAAATAGAAGAATGTGTCTGCGATTATATAAAAATGCATTGAACAATCTTGAAACTTATTAATCATTTGAAGTTTTTATCACACGTTAATATAAACATGGGTGCAAGTCAGTCAAACACCGGGGGAATTTACTTCACTCGCGAGAGTGATGGTAAATTTAAACAAGTCACGGCGGAAGCGCTACGCCGTGAGTTCCTTACCGAGGAAGAAATGACAGATAAACATCGCCGTCTTCTCAGCGAAGGAATTATTAATCGTTGCACCATTTACACAGAGCCAAACGAAACTGCAGTCTATAGCAAAAAATACTTTAAGAGTCGCGGACCGATTGGCGAAGTTGCTAACAAGATTAGCCGTGCGCATTGGAATTCTAATGTTCTCAATACAATCGCCGATACTATTTCATCAAGCGAGGATATCAAATTACCCACCGATGAAATCATGAAACTTGCAAGTGAAATTATTTGCACCGTTTCCAAACACTGTTTTGAGATGTTTCCAACATCTGAACTTTCGCGCGACGATATCGCACGTGTTATTGACGGCGTTCCGAATATTGGTGCTATCATGTCCGTAAAGGATAAAATTATTAGTTTTATATTTGACAATATTCTCGCAGTGAGTAAGGAAATTCGTGGTTCAGGTGCAACCGCGGATGACGCCGATAATATTGTATTTATGCAGGGTGCTTATGAGCAATTCAATAAGGAGAGAATTAATGGTAGTGGGCCAATTGATGCGGCGATTCGCCTTGATCTTGGACGTCTATCAACAAAGAAAAAGGAACTTGCTGATGCTCTTTTGAATATTTTCACATCTTCGGATTATCCGCAATTCAAAAATGTTGAAGGATCAACAACCGAGGGAAAGTTGCGCGCGATTGCTGATTTCCTACGCAAGAATCCGCCAAAAAATGCGGAATCAATCGTAAATGTTTTCACAAAATCAATTAATAATGTTTTTGGTGTTATGGTAATTGATCCATTACTTCCAATTGATGTTCGCATTTCGCAAATGGAGGATCTTCTCAACGCGATGTCTCATGGAGTTACTACGGATTTTTACCTTACCGGTATTGATATTTATAATGATATTAAAAATCTTGTTCGCATTAAAACAGCTTTGCGTGTGTGTATCAATGTTATTAAAGAACGTCATGATGAAATGAGCACAAATATTGAAGCTCAAAATGCATTGCAAGCACTTGAAGCGATTTATGCGGAATTTGAGCGTTATGTCGCAATGATGCACATGACAATCAATCGCGAATTTAAACCAACACTTGCTGGTATTTTGGCAAGTAATGAACCCAGCCAACGCACCAAAGGCGTATCTGAGCGAATTGGTACAATTTTGCAAGGTATAACCTCCACTGCGAGTCAATCAATTGCTGTTGCAGCCGCGCTGGAAAAACTCGGCATGACAGTTGATGAATATAAAGGGCTTAAAGATAAGCAAGAATTTTGGTCACGGTTTGTTGAGCTAACTGATCCAAAGAAATTGACCAGTGATACTGATTTTGCCGAACTCTGGAACGCGGTTGAGATTATTATAAAATCGCTCAGCAATGCATCCAAAATTGCCGCAAGTATTGAGGGAAGCTCAACAAACCGACCACCAACAAGCATGGTTTTGAAAAAGATTGACTTTAACAAAAAGCGCACAAATGTAATTATTAACGCGTACGGAGTTGCGATTCAGTCTGGACTAAATCGTATTCGCGAAGCTGTTGATAATTTTGCAAACGCTGTTGGTAAAGAAATCCCACTTGGTGCATCACTTGATAACTTCATCGATCTTCTACGACAACTTATTGCAGTTCCGATTGATACAAATAAAGTACATCTCGCGCTTCTTGGTTATTATAAAGATGCTTCTGCCAAAGAGATTCGCGATAGAACAATCGGAACACTTAAAAGTGTCGAAGAATATGCAGTAATGATTGCAAAGGATGCCGCTTTTGTTGAGGCGCATATGTATTTTGATGCAATTGCAAAGGCGGTGCATGAGCTTCTTGTTGCGATTGATCAATCTGCAGACAACATCCGCGAAGTAACAGGCGGTGATGTTGGTGGTTCTGGAGTTGATGACATCAACTCAATGACAGAAATTAAAAGATTGATTGTGCGCGATAAAATTAAATTAATGGATTCGATTGAGAAAGCTGATTACATGAAACGCGTCGCGCAAATTAAAAGTAATTTGAAAGACTCGCAAAACGTATTCAACGGAGACACGAAGGAATATGATGAAAATGTTCTCGCGCCAGCTGTTGCCTCGCGAATTGCCAAATTGCGCGAACAACAAATGAGAATTGTGAACAAAAATAGAGAACAATACAAAGAACCGGATAATGATACTTTTGGCATTACAGACAAAAAGGATAGCGGTGAAGCTGTCGAAAAATTTACGCATTTAGATAGATCAGAAAATACGCGTAATTTTATTACGCGATATTATGATAACATCGTTGATTTTTGGGATACCGCTCAGGCAATTGAATTATACTTGAAATATTTTACTAATGCTTTAATTAGCGAGGTAGATACAATCGGTGATATTTCAATGTTAATCCGCGAAGTTGAAGTTCTCGTAAAAACGTACGATCAGAATGCCGGTAATTCAATCGCAAAAATCTTTGAAGAGAATTTTAATTGGGGAAACGCCGACACCGATAAGATCGCACAATTGGATAAACATGCGAACATAACAGGTACGCCGTTTCAAGGATGGGATAAAATCGGTGGTTTGCCATTTACCGCAATTGTTAAGAATAAACTCGATAAATTATTAGAAACAACCAATGAAAATATCAAAAAGTATGGTGCGTTGAAAAATCTTGTTTCGTTCTTCATTCATTTTGGTAGTCAGGTTGGTGGATCCGATCTTAAACGTTTATCACGCCGAACACCGGTGGAAATTTATAATGGACTTATTAACTATCTCGCAACATCAACATTTGCGTTTGGGTTTAAATACAGTACAGATAAACCTAATAATATTATTTATGAACCAGAAAACGGAACATTTAGTTTAACCAGTGGAACTGATAACAAATATATCAAAAATTCCGCTAAGTTTGACAAATCGTTGGCATGCGGATTTAAAAATAAAGATATCGTCTCGCAAAGTATTTTCATGCGTCCCGCACCAATGAGTGATATTTATGATAATAACACCGGTTTGGATCTCACTATTGAAAATCAAGTATTTAGTTGCATTATTAAAGCACTTGCATCAAAAGTTCTTATTCTTTCTGGAATGTCGGATATGCTCAATAGACCATACAGCATGCAGCCATCGCGTACATCAATTCGCGTAATTCTTGGTGCCGGTCCTGATGATATGCCAAAGATTGAAGAAAATGCAACCGAACTTTATGCTCGTCTTGTATTACTTGCACTTTTCTATAAAACGCATTTTGATTTTGATAATGTCAAACCAGTCGTGCCTGCGCGCAAAGATGAAAAACCCATAAAAATTGCACTACTTCCCGATATTTCCGGTTCTGTGTTTAGCGAGTTTATCAGATTGATATTTAAGAAATTCCCGCGCGTTGAAACACAATTCTTCACAGATAGCGAAATTAAACAACTTATTGCAGAAATAAACGTTATTTATTCAAAACTCGCGAGTAAATACGCAACCGATACATGTCGTTCAATCCTGCGCGAATTCCGCAATGTAATGAGCCAAATGGTTTATATTATCAACGATGATGAATATAACAAGTATAAAGAGAGTACAGTGTATGCGAAATCATCACGCAATGATTTCAATGATCTTGCTGAAACTGATATTCTCGGTGATGAAGGTCTTTTAGATACAATGATAAAACCACCAATGCCTGCGGATTCTGCAATTGAGTTTAATAGTACGGTTGCCGCGTTGAATAGAGAAAAAAGAGAACGAAAAATTGTTGTTGATCCTGTATATTGGCAAATTGTGCGAACTTTCCGATGCAAACTCGAACGCATGCTTTCAACACCTGCGAAATTTACACTGCGTAATAGTATTGTTGCAACACAAGTTAAACTCGGACAAACGACAAATAGCGTTGATCGCTTTAAACTCATTTGCGGGCTTATTCGTGGAACAGGCGGTTCAACAACAATTGAGAACGCGCGCAAAATGATTTTCATTGAAGTTCTCGGTACTTCACTTGCTATGTTATCAGGCATTTATACAACAATCAAGAAATTGCAAATTGTTGCTCTGTCATGTAATCCAGTATATATTCACAAATTAATCAAAGATTCAAAAACATCGGATATGAAATCACTATCGGGTATGATAGATTTAATTGCTGATAGATTGGCTAAAGATATTCACATTAGTAATGACCCCCAAGCATTAATCATGGTTGGTAATACGTTAAGGTTTGCAATGAAAATGAATAATGACGGCGACACCGCGGAAAGTATGCAAAATGCAACAGATACATACAAAAATAAAACAAAATTTAAGGATGATAACGTTAATTTCAATGATAAAGATATTACAGATGAGAATGCAATCAAAGCACATTGCCTACATTACCCGAGTGCTATTGGTTTGCTGCTTGAATCGATTGCAACCGTTATGGGAACAACTCATGGTTTTGTCCGCGCAGATATTTCTGATAAAAAATTAATTGTCAGTTTTACAACTGTTGAAGAATATGTCAAGAAATTTATCGCATCTCTTGTTGCGTTTATTGATGTTATGCGTCCTCACATTGAACCGGAAATTGTTAATAGATTTACAAACAAGGATCATGTGGGTTCGCTTTATTGGCTTCAGGAACAATTCGTTGAGAAATTAATCGAAGGTCGTTTTGAGAAATATGGAGACCAAAAATACCGCACACTTGCCGAACTAAGTGACCGCATCCGCGAAGCGTTTGAGACCTTGACTGGCAAAATTGAGTACGATAACAAAGGAAATAAGATCGCCCCATTCTATGTAAATTACGCTCATGTCCTTTCCAATATTATCGCATTTAATAGCAACGAAACATTAATTAATCATTTCGATAAGGATACTTTTAGGTGCGCAAATATTATTTCTGATCCGTTTGACTCCCTACTCATCAGAGGTTCAGCAAAGGAAAAAACAATCGACACTCGCTTCCTTTGTTCTCTCGCTATGAACACGGAAGAACACGTTTATAATGATATCAATAACAGTATCTTATTCTCGTTTAATAAACTCATTATGATGTTCCTGCGTCAAGTTTATGATTCATCAACAGGTAAGATTTTCACTGGTCTTATTGATAATTTTGCACAGGGCGCATTTAACAATGCGATTATGTCAGAGCGAAATACATATCCCGATCACTTGCCAAAATATTGGGTTGAAACCGGGCAGGCTCGCAATGTTTATGAAGCCGCAACACATCAAGAGGGCAAATATAATAATTGGATGGGTATGGCGCGCGAATATGTGCAATATTTGGATAAATTTGATAAAATAGATTTTGCCGCAGATTCGCGCTCTGACATGCCAAATATGCACAAATCTATGGCAAAAATCATGCTTGCGTGGTTTGCGAAATATTCTGATATTATTGATCCACAAGAACTAACGGTGTATGGTGGTGAAACTCGCGCTGATGAATTTGTTGATACTTCGCTTAATTTTGATGATATTCGTTATCGAATCCGCGTATTGCGTTTAATCAAAATCGGCATTGATAATTTTGATAACAACAAATTTCTGACCGAGATGAAAGAATATGCCAATTATAATGATATGATTGCCGGTCCTGATGATTATGCTGGCATCATTGATTTAATAATAAAGAAAATTATTAATAATGAGCATTACAAAGTTAGTGATGGTAATCGTAAGATTTTCGTGGAATTTATTTCTGATCTTCAGTTGTTTATTGATATATTTGGTAAATTGATTGAACGCGGTATTATCAAAACGGAGGAAGATGCCAAAAAATATGCCAAAATGGGGATTATTTCTGCCACATGCCTATCCGGTAAATACGATTACAATGATATGATCAAAAATACAAAATTG